TCGGGTCTCACCCCGACGCCGCAGTGCGGGCAACCTAGCACACTGCGCGCGGTAATGTGGACGACCATATTATTCTGGACGCCAGTTTATCCAGTTTAACAGTTTGCAATTTTCTGCAAGCGACCGGGTCATGCGGCGTAAATAGTGCAATCATTTGGTAGCCAACATTTGCAACAGATGCAACTGTTGCACCTTGTTGCATTTGTTGCAGCAGGCGAAAACTGCAACACGCAATGCAACACTTGGGGGTTCCCCCTTAAGGGGGATCCCGTTGCGTTGCATGTTGCATCGAGCTGAGGTTGCGTTGCGTTGCGCCGCTGGCGCTGGGTTGTTGCGTTGTTATTCGGACCATGTAGTTTCCTTCCACTTGCAACAACGGGTGCAACTGTTGCAGTTGTTGCAGTTGTTGCAGCGTGGTGTTGCGTCGTGGTGTTGCGTCGTGACGCGGTGTGCTTGCAGTTTATTGCAAGGTGGGCTGGAGCTTGTAGCGGAGATCGCTCGGTGCTATCTGATCGTGGGACAGAGCGATGCGGACAGAGCATATGCCATACCCGAGCAAGAAAGACCCGGAGCTGATCAAGACGCTGCTGGAGCGTATTGCGCTGGGCGATCTGCTCGCGCCGCTCCTGCGCGACGCCAATATCCATTACGTCTCGTGGTACGCGTGGGTGCGCGAAGACGAAGAGTTAGCTCTCGCGTACACGCGCGCGCGTGCCGCAGGCCACGACCAGATCGCCATCACCGCCCGCGAGACGGCGCGCGGCCGGGGCGAGACGACCGGCGACGTGCAGCGCGACAGGCTCATCGTGGAGCTGGATCTGAAGCTGCTGGCCAAGTGGTCGCCCAGATACGGCGACAAGCTCACGTTAACAGGCGACGCCGACAATCCCATCGTGATCGAGGACAAGGGCTCCGAGCTGGCGACCGAGCTGCTGGGCCTCCTGCGCGGCCGCAAGAAGCAGATGCAGATCGAGGGAAAGCTCGCCGGTAAGCCCGGCGAGGGCCCGGCGAGGATTACCGGCGAGGTTTCGCCCAAACCCAAGGCCCAGCCTTGAGGCTCGAGGATCTGACCCACACGCAACTGGCCACGCTGCCGCCGCACGTCCTGCGCTACTACATCTGGCAGGAACGCTGGCTCGACACGGCGCGCGCCAACCAGATCCCGCCCGAGGGCGACTGGACCGAGCTCGGCATCATGGCCGGGCGCGGATTTGGCAAGACCCGCACCGGCGCCGAGTGGCTGGGCGCGGCCGCGATTGAGGATCCCGACGCCTTCGACCGCGCGGTGATCGCGCCCACCTTCAGCGACGTGAAGTTCACCTGCTTCGAGGGCCCGGCCGGGCTGCTCAACGTCATCCCGGCCGAGCTGGTAGAAAACTACTCGTCCACCGACCTGACGCTCAAGCTGCGCACGCTGGGCGGCAAGACCGCCATGATCAGGGGCTTTTCCGCCGAGAAGCCCGAGCGCCTGCGCGGCCCGCAGTTTGCGGACATCTGGGCCGATGAGCTCGCGGCGTGGCAGTACGCCGAGGAGACTTGGGACATGGCCATGTTCGGCCTGCGCCTCGGCCCCCGGCCGCGCGTCATGTGGACCACCACGCCCAAGCCGATCGAGCTGGTGCGCAAGCTCACGGCGCCCAAGGCCGGGCGCGTGCTGGTGCGCGGCTCGACGTACGACAACAAAGCCAATCTGCCGCAATCGTTCTTTGACCAGATCGCATCCTTCGAGGGCACGACGCTCGGCCGCCAAGAGCTGCACGGGGAGCTGATCTCCGAGGAAAACAGCGGCGTCATCAAGCGGAGCTGGCTGCGCCTCTGGCCCGCCAAGAAGCTGCTGCCGGTGTTCGACTGGGTCGTCCTGTCGCTCGACACGGCGTTCACCGAGGCGACCACCGACCGCAAGTCCCACGACCCGGACTACAGCGCATGCGCGGTGTTTGGCGGCTTCAAGCACAAGGTCCGCATGCCCGATGGCTCGGTGGACGAGCGCGCCCACGTCCTGCTGCTGGACTGCTGGCAGGAGCAGCTCGGCCTGCCGGATCTGGTCAAGCGCGTCAAGCGCGAGCTCAACGTGGCCTACGGCGACGACGAGGACACGGCCCTGATCAAGCCCCTGTTCGGCAGCTCCAAGCCGGTGACGTCAGGCCGCAAGCCCGACATCGTCGTGATCGAGGAAAAGGGATCGGGCATCAGCCTGCGTCAGGTGCTCGATCGCGAGGGCATCGCCTCATACGCCTACAACCCCGGCCGCGCCGACAAGCTCACGCGCCTGCACATCGTCTCGCCTGTGTTTGCGCGGCGTCAGGTGTGGCTGCCGGAGAGCGACAAGTACCCCGGCCGGGCGCGAACGTGGACCGACGATCTGGTGCACCAGCTCTGCAGCTTCACCGGGCGCGGCAGCCTGAAACACGACGACTATGTAGATGCCTGCACGCAGGCAATACGCTTGATGATGGACAAGGGTATGCTGAGTGCGGTAAAAGCGAAAACAGACATACGCGAACCTGTGCCAATGCGCACGGTCGTGAACCCCTACGCGGCTTGAGGCTTTGATGTCCGACGAAGACGAGCTGCCCGACGACAACATGCCCGACGAAGACGAGCTCGACGACCAGCCCATGCAGGGCGAGAGCGTCCCGGCGCCCGCCGAAGACGACGACGGCGTCACGGATACCGACGACGGCGGCGCGATGGTCACGCTGGACGAGGACGAGACCGAGCAGTCCAAGTCGCCCGACTTCTACCACAACCTCGCCGACGAGATGCCCGAGCCGGACCTCGACAAGCTGGCGTCGCAGTTCCTCGAGCTGGTGGACCGCGACCGCGAGGCGCGCAAGAAGCGCGACGAGCAGTACGAGGAGGGCCTGCGCCGCACCGGGCTGGGCAATGACGCACCCGGGGGAGCTCAGTTCCAAGGCGCGAGCAAGGTCGTGCACCCCATGATGACGGAGGCCTGCATCGACTTCGCGGCTCGCGCCATGAAGGAGCTCATGCCCGCCAACGGTCCCGCCAAGGACTTCATCCCCGGCGAGATCACGATGCCCCGCCTCAAGAAGGCGCACCGCAAGACTGCCTACATGAACTGGCAGCTCACGGTGCAGGCGCCCGAGTTCCGCGCCGAGATCGAGCAGCTCCTGACGCAGGTGCCACTGGGCGGCGCCCAGTACCTGAAGATGAGCTGGGCCGAGAGCCGCAACCGCCCCGGCTTCCTGTTCGTGCCGATCGACGACATGTACCTGCCCTTCGCGGCGACGAACTTCTACAGCGCCCAGCGCCGCACGCATGTGCAGTACCTGACGCAGCTCGACTACAAGCAGCGCGTGCGCAGCGGCATGTACCGCGACGTGGACGTCGTGCCCGCCAGCGCCGACCCGGACTTCAGCGACGCCTCCAAGGCCAATGACAAGATCGAGGGGCGCAGCGAGACCAGCTACAACGAGGACGGCCTGCGCACGGTCTACGAGATCTACGCCATCGCCAGCCTCGAGGGGCAGGACGCCGACGACGACGTGGACGTCGAGCCCGCGCCCTACATCCTCACGATCGACAAGCTCTCCCGCAAAATCCTGAGCATCTACCGCAACTGGGACGAGCTGGACGAGAGCAAGGAGGAGCTCGAGTGGTTCGTCGAGTTCCCCTTCGTGCCGTGGCGCGGCGCCTACCCCATCGGCCTGCCGCACATGATCGGCGGCCTCAGCGCCGCCGCGACCGGGGCGCTGCGCGCCCTGCTCGACAGCGCGCACATCTCCAATTCGCAGACGATGCTCAAGCTGAAGGGCGGCACGCGCGGCGGCCAGACGCTTGAGATCCAGCCGACGCAGGTGCTCGAGATCGAGGGCGGCCTGAATGTGGACGACGTCCGCAAGCTGGCCATGCCCCTGCCGTACAATCCGCCCAGCGGCGTACTGCTGCAGCTCTTGGGCGTGCTGGTTGACGCAGGCAAGGGCGTCGTCCGCACGACGCTGGACGACATGGCCGACCAGAACGCCAACACGCCCGTCGGGACGACGCTGGCGCGTGTCGAGCAGGGCATGGTGGTCTTCAGCGCCATCCACGGCCGCCTGCACAATGCCATGGGGCGCGTGCTGCGCATCCTGCACCGCCTCAATGGCATGTATCTGGACGACGAGGCCATCGAGGCCGAGATTGGCGAGGAGCTCGCCACGCGCAAGGACTTCGAGGGACCGCTGGACGTGGTGCCGGTGTCCGACCCGAACATCTTCTCCGAGGCGCAGCGGTATGCGCAGATACAGGCGATCGCCCAGCGCGCCGCCGCCGTGCCGCAGCTCTACAATGCGCGCAAGGTCGAGGAGCGCATCCTCGAGACGATGAAGGTTCCGAACGCCAAGGATCTTCTGAACCCGTCCGTCGATCCGCACTCCGAGAACGCCGTGTCCGAGAACGTCAAGGCGACGCTGGGCAAGCCCGTCGTGGCCTTCCCCGATCAGGATCACATCGCCCACCTCAAGACGCACTTGAGCTACATGATGAACCCGGCGCTGGGCATGAACCCGCTCATCGCCCCGGCCTATATCCCGGCCATGCTGAACCACATCAAGGAGCACATTGCGTGGTGGTACGCCGTCTCCGTGTTCAACGTGGGCACCGAGACGACGGGCGAGGACATCGGCGACATGATGAAGGAAAACAAGACGCCCGAGGACAAGCGCGCCTTCGACCGCATGCTGGCCGAGGCGTCGCACCTCGTCTCGGATCGCGCTGTCGGCGTCTTCCAGACCCTGCCGCCCGCCATCCAGAAGGCGCAGCAGATCATGCAGCAGTTCGCGCCGCAGCCGCAGATGGATCCGGCGGCTCAGGCGGCCATGGCCGACATCAACGTCCGCAAGGAGATCGCCGGGCAGAAGGCCCAGCTCGATGGCCAGAAGGCGCAGGCTCAGGCGCAGGCCGATCAGGCGCAGCTCCAGCTCGACCAGCAGGATCTGCAGCTCAAGAACGCGGC